AACCGGAGAACATGTTCATTTAACTGTAAATCTACTTGAAGATATAAAATTAAATAACACAACTGCTCCTAAAAATAACCTAAAATTAGGAGATAATTTATTAGTTGTTTTAAAACCACCAACAGTTAAACAGCTATTAAGTTATCCTGATTACGCTAATTCTTCTGAAACTTTATACGGTTTTATAGGGGACTGTATAAAGCAAGTACAAACATTAAATGATACTATAGATTGCACAGAATTATCAACCAAAGAAAAAACAGAATTTATACAATCTTTAACCAGCAATCAATTTAAAAAGATAATAGAATATTTTGATTTGTTGCCAAGTATTGAAGTTCACGGCAAATACAAAACATCTGATGGTAAAGAGCGTTGTTTAAAAATAAAAGGCATATTTAATCATATAAATTTTTTTTTTGAACATCTAAGTTTACAGCTGTATTACCAACAAAATTTTGAAATGAAATATAATCATAAATATTCTTTAGAAGAAATAGAAACCATGATTCCGTGGGAAAGAACAGTTTATTTAGAACAAATACGAGCAGAATTAAAAGAAACACAACAAAAATTAACCAATTCTACTAATCTGTAATGGAACAACAAACACCACAACCTAGTCAAGAAATACAACAATTTTTAGGGGGCTTTTTTAATACAGCCAACCAAACTCCTCTTTCAATAAATGCCCCAAGCACTAATTACCAACAACCAGAAATGGCTCCGATTAATACTGGAACCAAATTAGGCGCAGAAACTTCTTATAGTGATATAGTTAATAAACAAAACATGTCAGAGAATATTTTAATAGGAAAAGTAAGTAAACCTATAGAAATAGATCCCTCAAATTTATTTACTCCATCAGCACCATCAAAAACCGCCCAAGAAGCTCTTCAAGGAATTCGTGACATAAAATCCAGAGGAGATCAGATAGACATAATTGACCGTTCTGCTATTAGCAGAGAATACAATGATACTGTTTCTGGCGGCGGTGGAATGAACACAAATAATGTAACTAACAATTCAAATATAACAAATGTTACTCAAGTAACAACAGAATATTTGTTTAAAATAAGATCAGATTATATGCGATTGCCGCCTTGGCGAGAAGTAATGGGATAATAAAAAAGGCCCCGAAAGGGGCCTTTTTCAATCTTCTCCTAGAGATTTAAGATAACTCTCTACATCCACATCTTCGTCCACCTCAGTCTTTACAGACTTTCTGGTAGAACGACTACGAGATTCAGATTCAATAGTATCCTCAGATTCGTCTTCACCAAACGAACGCATTTCTCCTCCTAAAGCATCAACAAACTTAGTCTTTAGTTCAGGATAAAGCTTAAACTCCTTGGGATCAACAAACGGCTTAAGAGCGTGTTGACTCTTCCAGATCTCTTCCAGTTTCTTATCATCACCACCAAACAATTCACTGGCAGCACTGAACTCAGACTTATCGTAGTTTACGTATCCTTCAACCTTACGAATCTTCAGCTTAAAGTTTGCTCCCTTCCAGAAATCAAACGGATTAACTGCACTCTCGTCTGCAAATTCTGGATTCATTTGCTCTTGAATCTTCTCAAAAATCTTCTTACCGTACTTAAACAGAAACACTTTACCGTTGTTTTGAGGAGCGGCAGGATCTTCAACAACAAGAATATTGGAAACGTAATTAAGCTTACGCTTACGATCACGAGCAATACGCTTATCGCTTTCAGTACCACTATTCCATAGTTCAGAGTTTGCTTCACAAACCGGGCACTTTTGACCAATGGTTGTGGGGCAGTTATGAATAAACCAGCCACCCTTGCCCTTAAAGGCATGAGAGTAAAGCTTAACCCACGGAATGTCTTCTCCTTCCACTGCAGGAAGGAATCGAACAACCGCATATCCATTACTAGCAGAGTCCAAAGTTGGTCGCCAAAAGCGATCATCCTTGTAATCGTTAGTCTTGTTTTGCTTTTCAAGTTCTTCTTGAAGTTTGCTGAAATTTGTTGAATTCTTTTTAAGATCTTTAAATGGCATATATTCTCCTATAACGCATATTATAACTGTAAAAAACGTAAAGTCAAATTAAATTGGTAATTTATTAGATTTAGGCAAGAAATTTAATTCTTGTCCTTCTTGTTGAATTTTTTCTATTATTGGTTTAGAAAGTACTTTTGCAACACTTTCTACAGGTATTTCTTTAGATTCGCACACAGAAATAACTGCGTCCAAATAAGAAACTCCCCACTGTTCTACATATTTTTCTATTTGCCGACAAAAATCATTTTGAGTTTCTTCATCGAAATATAATACCATAGTATTTTATATAGTCCTTCTTGTGGTTAAATTTCCAATAAAGAAATTTATTTTTTTATTTAAGTGATATATGATTGAATTAAATATTCCAAGAAATGCAGCACCTGCAATTTTTATTGACCATTCTGTTCCTTTAAGGGCTTCCCATTTATTTAATGGACAAGAAGCGCCGCCTATAGTTAATTTAACGGAAAGTGCGGCTCGTTTACTGGCCCCACAACCACACAAAGAACAAAATCCTATACCACCGGGGTCTATTTTTCCTTCAATAGAATTTACACGACCATGACAATCTAAACACGCATTTTTTCTTTGAATATATTGTTTCTTGTTTATTTGTCCTTGTACTATAGTATATAATTCTGCTAAAAGATATTGTTTTATTTTTTTAAATCCTTTTAATTTTTTATGTTCTAATTTATTTTTATATTTTTGATTTAATACTTTATTAATATTAGAATTAATAATATCAATTCTTCTTTGTATATTTTTTTGTATTTTTATTTCTTGTTTAACAATAAATTCATTACATTTTTTAAGATCATTTAACAAATCTAAAGTCATTTTTAATGATTTTTTATTTTGTTTTTTTTGATGTATTTCTGTTATCTCTTTTATACAAGATAATCTTTTGGCTTCACTCATGAAATATATTCTCTTAAAGCTTCTGTTATCGTTAATTGTGTAAATGTAGGATCATTATCAGGAATAAAATTTAGCCCATATTGTGCTACTTTATCGTAAGTAAATCCACTTATATTTATCGTGGTTTCATGTCCCGTTGCTCCGGTGAATCCTACGTATTCCCAATATCTAGAACCAACTGTACCTTTCCAAACGCCTTTTCTTGCAGAACGATCTGGTGCATCACCAGAAGTATTTGAAGGAACAGGAACCCAAGAAGGATACTTACCATAAGTTATGCCACTTTCATCATCTTTAAGAGGCCAAGGAGGACATGCATCATGCATTAATCCTGTTACCCATATTTTTGTTCCAACAATACCTTCAAATAATCTATTCCATCCAAGCTGTCCAGAATCTTTAGGTGATGTATCATCTAAAATTTGAGGACATGTTTTTTCCCATATAAATTCACCACCAGTTATACCAGTAATACCAACGATTCCTGTCATTCCAGATATTCCACGATACCATGGTGATCTTCTAATAAACACACCAAATGCTCTACCTGTTGCGTAAGAAATTGCTGGATTACGGAAAAACCATTTATTACATGTATTACCCATTCCTTGATCACAATTTTCCGCTCCACATTTTATTATTGCAGAATTATCAGTACATGCTCTTAAATTGGGAAATGTATCAGGGTAACAATATTTTGCTAAATTTGGTATTTGTCCTCCTAATATACCTCCAGCGCAAGGACCAACATCTTGACCACAATTAATATAAGCAAGAGGCTGTTGTGGTGAAGTTGGGTCTACTGGGGCTTCTGGGCATCTTCCGCTAACAGGACTTTGAATTTCTTCAGGAGATGGTGGAGGATTATTACATTAATCTGGATAATAACAGTATGGAGATGTATTGGGGTTAAAGAAAGTGGTTTCCCAAACTCCAGAAAACGGCCATATTCCTCCATCTCTACGAATAGCACGTCTAGTAACTCCCATTCCACCAATTTGTGTTTCATCAATATTAATAAAACTTGGACCTCCTCCATAATGCAAACCGAACCAACCAGGTACATTTGAGTCTGTTCCAAATGCTATTCCACCAAAAGCAAAAGAAGCAGGTTCATTAACTACAGGATTTTGTCCTATAGTTAGATAAGAACAATAATCTCTAGAGAGAATATTAAAATTACATAAATCCATTCTATATGAGGAGGAGTTCCAAGACCACTTACTGTTGAAAGTTGCCAAGGTCCCCAGGGTTTTGTTGGTAACATATATTGTAATATTCCACCTAAAGTTGGTATTCCACCACAATT